AAAAAATCGGCCGTAAAAAAATCATGAATAACCTTGGACTAGAGATTGTTTTTTGGACTGTAATTACATTGTATATTCTAACAAAATTAAACGTGTTTCGTAAGTAAATATAGACAGTTAAATAAGTGGCACAATACCTCTACTCTGTAGGGGTTTTTTGATGTATAATTACATTAGAGAGAAAAAAAATTCGCCCCATGAAAACTTGGCAAAAGGTTCTATTAGGAGTTGTGACATTAAGTCTATTAAGTGGTTCTAAGAAACAGAGAACTGACACATGTATTCGTGTGAGTAATATGGAGTTTCCGAAGATACCGAATAATGGAGGGTTATAGACAGGGAATAAATAATATGGTATAATATGAATGTGAAACACTAACACTTTATGGCTAAAGGATTTAAAGTAATACCCAAAGAAACTTCTAAAACAGAGGAGTGGGATTATGAAAAGATTAAACAGAGAGTTAAGGGCAAACAAATTGTTTTCTGTCTTCCAGGCAGAGGTTGTTCTTATATCTTTCTAAAGAACTTTGTACAACTTTGTTTTGATCTTGTACAGAATGGAAATGGAATACAGATATCACAAGATTATTCTTCAATGGTTAATTTTGCAAGATGTAAGGTTCTCGGTGCAAATGTATTGAGAGGGCCGAAACAGATTCCTTGGGATGGTAAGTTAAAGTATGATTATCAGTTATGGATTGATAGTGATATAGTATTCGACACCAATAAGTTTTGGCAGTTGATTGATCTTGCGATACCAGAAGAAGGAGAAGAGAAAGAGATTGTTGCTGGTTGGTATGCCACTGAAGATGGACATACTACATCAGTTGCACATTGGTTAAGTGAAGAAGACTTTGCAAAGAATGGCGGAGTCATGAATCACGAGACAGTCGAGTCGATCACGAAAAAGAAGAAACCTTTTACTGTCGATTATACAGGATTTGGTTGGGTATTAATTAAGAATGGTGTCTTTGAAAGATTAGAGTATCCTTGGTTTGCACCGAAGATGCAAGTGTTTGACAGTGGCAAGGTACAGGATATGTGTGGAGAAGATGTATCATTCTGTTTAGATGCAAAGAAAGAAGGTATGGTAACATGGTGCGATCCACGAATACGAGTGGGACATGAGAAGACGAGGGTGATATGATGTATGGTGTCATCTTTATTGTTCTCATTTTAGGAGTCTTTGCATTCCTACAGTTTTATAATCCACACAATTAGGAGTTAATTATGGCAAAAGGTAAATTAGAAAGAAGATACAAGTTGGTGCATAATGGGCGCGAACTCTCCCAAGGCTTATTGAGTGAAGCAGGAAAGTATGATGCATTTCAGATTCTTGTGAAACGTTTTGATATGGGTATTGAAGATGCAATCGATCCAGATGAAGTGGAAGTGATTGATATGAAAGGTAAGGAGACAGAGTAATGGCAAAAACATTTAGTACGAATACATCACATATTCAAAGTCGTCCAAAGAAAACTCGTCAAGGAAGTTCAGAACGTACCAAGATTGCAGCCAGCAGTCGAAATGGTAAAGGTAAAAGATATCGAGGTCAAGGTCGATAATGTATTGTCGAATACGACTGAAAGACACAAACTATCAGGAATACCATAACTACCGTATTCTTGATAGTTCTTCTTTTGAACGGTGTTTGGGAATCTATAAGGAGTATGTTGATTATAAAGGTTTTGAAGATGTGGTGCCGATCTTTCGTGAAGAGTTTGAATTACCTCACACGGACATCATCGGTTATTATGATCAGAATGAATTAGTGGCTTTTACTCTTGCATATCGTTTTAAAAGTGTGAATAGTGTATGGGCAGATCAATTTGCATGGAATTATAAGAATAAGAAGTTAAGTTTAGGACATAAAGCAAATAAGAGTGAGATTGCATTATATAAAAGATTAGGTTATGATTACTATTATCTGGGTGAATCATCAGATTACAAATCAAAATTAGACGGATACGAAATTTCAGACTTTTTTAACACATGGCAAACTACATAGCAAACCTACCGACCAAGAAGGTATGGGTACGAAAAGAATATCTGACAGACTTTCAATCAGGTCATGGTGAGTTTGTCGAAGGTTTATGGGTATCTGCAAAGTCAATACAAGGACGTGCATTTTATTTTGAGACTTATCTTCCTGAGTATGGTGCAATGTATGATAAGTTACCGATTAGCGCTTTTCTCTCCTCTCCAAATATACCAGATCCCGATATGGATTTGGTTAATCTACAATTTTGGAACTGCATGGACTATGATTTTACCGTCATTGTCAAACAATTTGTTGCACCAATGGAATGGGAACTGCGTACAAGACACTTTGGCAATCAAAAAGGATCGTACATATGTACTCTTGATAACTATCATGGCGACTTTGATCAAATTGATGCATCCACAAGCGAGATGCCAGACGAACATAAATCATTTAACCTGATTCAATTGCGAAATGGACAGTTTGCACTCTATCCAAACAACCGTTGTCGCATATATGACACATCAATGACTCCTGAGAATGTGAAGATGCCTGACTTTAAGGTATCAACACGCATATTTGAAGTTGAAAATGATGTGAAGTGGGGTCGATTGGGTGATTGTGATGATTATTTTTGGACAACACCTGATGAAAGAGAAGAAATATAATCACATTTTCAACTGGATACAAGAATTATCTAAAATTCGACCCGAACTCGGTAATTTTGCGGTGTGTCCTTACGCTTCAACTTCAAAATATATCATTTTAGAAGAAGAATTGCGAAAAGTTGTTCCAAGATGGGGTTGGGATGTTGTAATTTACGCTGTTGAAGACTATCATGACGAAGATTTTCTCTATGCAATGGTGGATGACTACAATCGGACGTATAATGATTACAAATTTATTGCAGATCATCGAAAATCAAACACAAAAATCAATGGCGTACCGACAAGTAATGGAAAACACAACTTAGTTCTTTGCCAACCGAAGAAAGATTTGACAGAAGCAAGAAAAAAACTTGCAAAAACTGATTATTACACATGTTGGGATAAACATTATCTCAAAGAAGTCCTTGAAGAAGATCATAAAATCGTTGAAATCAAAATCAAACCAGAAATTTAATGAAAACAGAGACACTACTTCGCATTTACATCGCTGTAAGAAAGAAAACAACCAAATTAAAAGATAAACCTGTTCGGAAACATTATAATATACATACATTTGGATGAAAAGATTTGAAATGGGAAAACATTTGCTACTTGAGGTATATGACTGCACTTTTGAGCAGCTAAATTCAACTCATTTTCTTCGCAATATCTTTACAAAAGCGATTTTAAAGTCAGAGATGACAATTTTAAACGAATACACTCATAAATTTTCTCCATATGGTGTTTCGATACTCTTTGCACTTGCGGAAAGTCATGTTTCTTGTCATACTTGGCCTGAAGAGGGGTGTTTAAGTGCAGATTTCTTCACTTGTGGTCAAAATGACCCTAAAATTGCTGCTAAATACATCATTGAGAACTTATATTCCGAAGAATATCGAATTCGAGTAGTAAAACGGTAAAAAATAGGTATAAATAAAAACAGGAAACTTTTTGTGGAAATAGTGGCTTCTCGAGCATTCAAAGATATCAATTTATCCTTCAAACGTCATCCTGTGACGAATGATGTGGTTGCAATTCGTGACGAAGATGCAATTAAGAGGTCTGTTAAAAACATAATTTTTACAATTCTTGGTGAAAAACCTTTTGAACCTAATTTTGGTTCAGTTATCAATGATTCATTATTTGATTTAAACACAAATCTAAGTGAGATTGCAGTTGCAGATGAAATTAATTCATCTTTACTGAATTATGAACCAAGAATTAGTAATATTGACGTAACCGTTGAAGTTGCACCCGATACGAATGAAATGAATTGCACAGTTCAATACGATATCGTTGGCATACCATCTCCGACACAAACAGTGGATGTTCTTCTTTTTCCAGCTAGAGTATAATGGCTTTCGGACAATACGTTAATTTAGATTTTGATCAAATTAAAATTGCAATCAGAGATTATCTGAGGGCAAATACCAACTTCACCGATTATGATTTTGAAGGGTCAAACCTTTCGATCATTATCGATGCATTAGCATATAATACATACACAACTGCCTATAATACCAATATGGCAGCGAATGAGTGTTTTCTTGACTCCGCTACACTTCGAGAAAACGTCGTCGCACTTGCAAGAAACATTGGATATGTACCAAGATCAAGAAGATCAGCAAGAGCAAGGATATCTTTTACTGTAGATGGTCTGGTAGATACATCAACAATTACATTAAACTCTGGTATCATCTGTAATGGTGCTGGGGATAATACAAACTTCATATTCTGCATTCCAGAGGACATTACAGTTCCTGTAACGAACGGAGTTGCAGAATTTAGTAATGTTGAGATATTTGAAGGTAATTTTGTATCACAACAATTTACTGTTGATACATCTTTGTTTAATCAAAGATACTTACTTGATAATTCATTCATTGATACATCAACCATTAAGGTTAAGGTCAAACCATCCTCATCAGCGACCTCCTCCGTCACCTACAAACAGATTGATAACATCATTGGTATTACTTCAACATCCAACTCTTATTTGTTACAAGAGATCGAAGATGAAAGGTACGAATTAATCTTTGGTGACAATGTAATCGGTAAAAAGTTAGATAATTTAA